TGGCTTCATGCTAATTAAGCGTAAGGTCTTTGAAGAGTTAGCCGATAAAGTACCAAGCTATACAAACGATATGTACCATGCAGTAGACGTAGTGCGTAAAGTTAAGATTATTAAAGAATACTTTGCTACTTCGATTGACGAAGAATCTAATCGCTTGTTGTCTGAGGATTACCATTTCTGCAAGATAGCAAGACAAGCCGGATTTACCGTATGGTGTGCGCCTTGGGCTAACTTCAGTCATACAGGAACTTATAGCTTTAGCGGAACATTACCGAGATCAGCATGACGGTCAAATATAATTGGTCATACTCCTCTCTCAGTCTTTTTAAACAATGTCCTCACAAATACTACCGGCTTCGGGTAGTAAAGGATGTTACTGACCCCCCTGCTGAGCATTTAAATTACGGACTGGAAGTACATAAAGCCGCAGAAGAATATATTCGTGATGGTAAACCAATACCTCAAAAATATGCGTTTGTTAAGCCTCATTTGGATAAGTTAAACGCTATACAAGGGGAAAAACTTTGTGAAGAAAAACTAGGGTTAACCCGAAATATAGAACCTTGCGGGTTTTTTGATAAAGAAGTATGGTGGCGGGGCGTTGCAGACTTAATAATTATTAATGAAGATAAAGCCTATATTATTGATTATAAAACAGGAAAATCTGCTAAATACGCCGATACCCAACAGTTAGAAATCCTTTCTTTAGCGGTTTTTAAGCATTTTCCACAAGTCAAAAAAGTAAAAGGTGGGTTATTATTTGTTGTAGCCGACGACTTGATTAAAGCGAATTATGAGCAAGATAATCAGGGGGTCTACTGGAGCAAATGGTTAGAAGATACGCAACGCTTGGAAGCCGCTATTTTGAACGATGTTTGGAATAAAAAGCCTAACTTCTCTTGTCGTGCTTGGTGCGCTGTAACCGACTGCGAACATAACGGAAGGAGCCATTAAATGCCATACACGAAGACCCCAAGACCCTATAAGCATGAATATGATATGCAAAAGAAAAGGGATGAAGAACCAAGACGGGCAGAACGACAACGTGCTCGTCGTGCACTAGATAAAAAACTACCTGACCGTAACGGAAACGGGGAGGCTGATGCAAGAGAAGGCAAAGATGTTGCCCACCGCAAAGCATTGGATAAGGGCGGCTCTAACAAAAATGGTGTATATATAACTACTGCGGCTAAAAACCGTAGTTTTAAACGAGATGCCAAAGGTAATTTAGTTTCAGAAATAAGTAAAAAAGAACGCAAGAAAAAATAGTTTGTTGTTGCATGGGCTAGGATGTTAGGCATGAGTGGTTCTAGCGGGTTTTTTCATTCACCTATTAAACCGTGTCAGTTGTCGTTGCTAGTTAGATGTTTTCCCTTCAAGGGCATCTTCCCTCCTTGAGCAAAGAGACAACCGAGTAGCGCCCGTAAGGCGCCATAAAAAATCAAAACATGTGTTTTGATCGTAAAGCTATTGGAGAAGAGAATGCAAATTATTGAAAACAAAGCATTGCTTTTAAAAGTTAGGGAACCAAACCGTATTACAACAGTAATACCAAAAGCAAAAGTTTTAGATTCAGGTGAGGTGCTGGTGAAGTGGGGGTTAGAAGAAGCACAAGTTTTAAAGAACTTAAAAATTAAAAACGTACCTTCCCCAATAAATGCATCTTATGATTGGCCTGGACTATACCGACCTTTTGAACACCAAAAAGAAACTTCAGGGTTCTTAACATTGCACCGTAGAGCCTTTTGTTTTAATGAACAAGGAACAGGAAAGACCGGATCTGTAATTTGGGCGGCAGACTACCTAATGAAAATCGGTGCTATCCGTAGGGTTTTAGTTCTTTGTCCTTTATCTATTATGCAATCAGCTTGGCAAAACGATTTATTTAGATTTGCTATGCATCGTACATGCGCTATTGCTCATAGTTATTCGAGAGAAAAAAGAATCCAAGCCGTAAACAGTGAAGCTGAATTTGTGATCTGTAACTACGATGGACTTGGGATTATTAAAGATGCCGTAATTGCGGGAGATTTTGATTTAATTGTAATAGACGAAGCAAACGCATATAAGACGGTATCTACAACTCGTTGGAAAATACTTAACTCTATTATTAAACCAAATACGTGGCTATGGATGCTAACCGGAACACCAGCGTCACAATCGCCTACAGATGCTTATGGTCTAGCTAAACTTGTAAATCCTTCGGGAGTGCCTAGATTCTATGGTTCTTTTAGAGATATGGTAATGCACAAAATTACACAATTTAAATGGGTTCCAAAACATACATCGGAAAACATAGTACATAACGTATTGCAACCCGCAATTAGATTTACCAAAGAAGAATGTTTAGATCTACCAGACATGACCTATGTAACTCGTGATGTTCCACTTACAACGCAGCAGGAAAAATATTATGAAATCATCAGAAAAAATATGCTTGCTGTTGCTGCCGGAGAAGAAATTACAACTGTTAATGCTGCCGCAAATTTAAATAAATTACTTCAACTTTCATGTGGTGCAGTCTATTCGGATAGTGGGGAAGTCGTAGAGTTTGATGCTTCTAATCGTATAGAAGCTATTAAAGAAGTTATAGATGAAGCAAGCCATAAAGTTCTAATATTTGTACCATATACGCATGCTATTGAAATCATTACAGAAGAACTAAATAAGTGTGGGTATGCCGCAGAAATTATAAATGGTGCCGTTTCAGCTGGTAAACGCACTGATATTTTTGCTAGGTTCCAAAACGACCCAAATCCTAAAGTACTAGTTATCCAACCACAAGCGGCGGCACACGGGGTTACCCTAACTGCGGCAAATATTGTATTATGGTTTTCCCCTATTACTTCCGTTGAAACGTACCTTCAAGCTAACGCTCGGGTGCATCGTGCGGGGCAACGAAATCCTTGCACTGTCGTGCATATTCAAGGCTCTCCGGCTGAAAAACGCATGTATAAAATGCTTCAATCGAAGGTAGATATTCATACTAAAATGATAGACCTGTATAAAAATATTCTTGATGAAGGTACTTGACAGAGTAAAGTTTTGGTATTAAATTGTGGGTATAAATACAAGGAGAAGAATGATGGAAAATGTTAATCAATTAGTAAAAGTATTTTTAAAAATTAGAGAGAAACGTGCTGAACTTGCAAAACAAGATACAGAATTAGAAGAGCAACAAGACATGATAGAAACTAGATTGCTCGACATTTGCAAGGAGATTGGTACTGATGGTTTAAAGACTGAACTAGGTACTGTTAGTCGTTCAGTTAAGAAAAGATTTTGGACAAGTGATTGGCACTCGTTCTACAACTTTCTAAAAGAACACGACGCTGTGGAGTTGTTGGAGAAGCGTATATCGCAATCCAATATGGCAACGTTTCTTGAAGAAAACCCCGATGCATTTCCGCCGGGGCTACAAGTCGATAGTCGTTACACGGCTGTCATTCGTCGTAAATAATGGAGAAGATAATGAGTAAAGAACTCGCAATGTTAGATATGGGATTACCAGCGCACTTACAGTCGCTAGAGTTGGATGAAACTACTCGTGCCCTTATGGGTAGTGGTGGTGGAGGTAGTAAACGTATTTCAATTGAAGGTGGTGTATGGCGTTTGTTAGTAAATGGCAAAGAGATTGCGCAAAAAGAAGAACGTAATCTTAATGTAGTAGTAGTTGCGGCATCATCTAAAGTTGCTCGCATGTATTATGCGGGTGTATACAAAAAGGGTGTATCTACACCTCCTGATTGCTGGTCCGCAAATGGTGACTATCCTGATGCATCTGCTAAACAACCACAAGCTAAGTCTTGCGCTACTTGCCCACAGAACGTAAAAGGTTCAGGACAAGGCGATGGTCGTGCTTGCCGCTTTAGCCAGCGTATTGCAGTGGTATTGGACAACGATATTGGTGGTGATGTATTCCAATTAGTTCTTCCATCTACTTCAATCTTTGGTGAAGGTGAAGCTGGTAAATGGCCTCTTCAAATGTACGCTAAGATGATTGGTTCTAAAGGTGTACCTATTACTGCGGTTGTTACTGAAATGCGTTTTGATACGGCTAGTTCAACACCTAAGATTACGTTTAAACCAATTCGTTACTTAGAGTCTACTGAAATTGCTACCGCTATTGAGCAAGGTAAAAGCACAGAAGCTATCAAAGCAATCACCATGACAGTTGCATCTGAAAAGACGGACATACCCAAGCTTGAAGTTTCTAAAGCTGAAATTAAAGTAGGTAAAGTAGCAGTGACTGTTGAGGCGGAAGAAGAAGCCGCAGAACCCACAAAAAGAACAACGAAGAAGGAAGAGCCCGCCCCTAAAAAGGACTTAAGCAAAATTCTTTCAGATTGGGATGATGAGGAGTAATCATGTCAAAGGGTTACGCAAGTGATTTTATCAACGAAGTTAAAGCCGCAGACTCGTCAAAAGTTGGGGTACTTCTTGGGATTGCGTGCATCAAACGGGATATTCCTGTAACTGATGTATCACAGTTCTTTGATGTGTCTCGAATGACAGTTTACTCTTGGTTTCGTGGTAAGACCAATGTTCCGGATAAATACCGGGAAAAAATAGAGAAGTTAGTTGATAAATTGAGATAGTTGTATGGGGGGCTAGGTTAGCTACCGAAGAGAGTGTACCGCCGTCCACTCCTGCCCAACCTTTTTAATGACGGCTTAAAGGCGGCTATATTGAACACGAATGAGTTTCTATCCGCAGTGCTTCCCGACAGTGGGGTGTATTGTGTGGTGGGGTTAAAAAAAGATGAACAGCCAAGACAAAAATTTGCTAAGTCGATTGAAGAATTAGAAAAACTATCTGTAAAATTAGTAGGGGAACAATACGATGCGTACTATGCGTTAGCTTCATTTACCGATCCAAAAGAAGGACGCACTGCTAAAAATGCGGCGCATCTAAAAGCTTTCTTTTTAGACCTTGATTGTGGTTTAGGTAAACCTTACGAAACCCAAAACGATGGATTGGAAGCGCTCAAACAATTTTTAAAGACAACCGGATTGCCAAAACCTACTGTAGTTAATTCGGGTAGGGGCATTCATGTATATTGGTCTTTACTTGCGCCATTAAGTAGCGAAGAATGGAAGCCTTTAGCGGAAGGATTAAAAGTATTATGTGCTAAACACAAGCTAGAAGCAGACCCATCGGTTACTGCGGATACTGCACGCATACTGCGAATTCCAAAAACTTTCAATTATAAAGACATTGAGAATCCTTTGCTAGTAGAGATTCTTATCGAAGGTAGTGCTGTAGCTATTGAGACCATAAAAGATAAGTTTCAAATAGACCCCGAAGACATCTTTGCAGGGATGCAAGGAAGACCATTTATACCACGTCAGTTAGATGGTATGACATTGGCATTGATGGGCAATCAGCAATCTAGATTTAAAACAATTATCATTAAATCCGCCGAAGGAAAAGGATGTAATCAGTTATTGCACATCTATGAAAACCAAGCGACAATAGATGAGCCGCTTTGGAGGGGAGGGCTAAGTATTGCCCAGCAGTGTGTGGATAGGGATAAAGCGATTCATAACTTGTCTAATAAACACCCCGATTATTCTGCACAATCTACCGAGCGTAAAGCAAACGAAACCAAAGGACCTTATACCTGCGCTACCTTTAGGAAATTAAATGCCGAAGGTTGCAGAGATTGCCCACACGATATAAGTTCTCCAATACAACTTGGTAAAGAAATTGTTGAAGCCACTGAAGAAGATAACGTAGTTGAGGTACAGGAAGAAGAAGGCGAAGCGCCAACTCAATACGTAATTCCAAAATACCCATTCCCTTTCTTTAGGGGTAAGGTAGGCGGCATATATGTTAAAAACAAAAACCCTGAGACCGATGAGGAAGAAGAGACTCTTATCTACCCTTACGATTTCTATGTTGTAAAGCGCATGCATGATCCAGATAAAGGTGAATGTTTGCTACTACGCTTGCATCTGCCTAAAGACGGAGTACGTGAATTTATTATGCCGCTAACAGTTGCGTTAGCTAAAGATAGGTTTAGGGATTTAATTGCCGAGCACGGTCTTGCAGTATTAGGAAAGAAACAGGATTCACTTATGGCTTATATAACAAGATGGGTAGAAGAACTACAAGCTACTACGGAAACAGAACTAGCACGTAAACAATTTGGTTGGTTGCCGGACGATAGCGCATTTATTTTGGGAGACCAAGAAATTCTTCCTGATGAGATTAAATATAGCCCCCCCACAGCTACAACTTTAGAGTTGGTTCCATTGTTTAAAGCTAAAGGCGATTTCCATATTTGGAAAGATGTTGTTAATGCCTATGGTAGAGATCAGATGGAAGCTAAAGCTTTTGCTTTCTTTATGGGGTTTGGTAACGTACTTTTAAAGTTTACTAATTTAAAGGGTTATTTATTGAGTCTTAAATCACAGGGTTCCGGTTCAGGTAAGACAACAATCTTGCATACGATTGGGAGTATATACGGACATCCTGAAGATAGTTTTATGAGAACTAAAGATACATATAACCAAAAACTACAACGTATAGGCTCGATGCAGAACATCCCCATACTGTATGACGAGATGACTAACCTGCCAGCAGACCAAAAGTCTAACCTTGCCTATGACATTACAGAAGGTAGGGCTAAGAACCGTTTACGGTCTAGTGAAAATGCTGAAAGGATTAATCATACTAAATGGGCAACGGGACTTATTACCACTTCCAATAGATCTGTACGAGACGACTTGCTTTCGATTAAGGCTTTTCCTGAAGGTGAATTAATGCGGATTATGGAATTGCATATCTTTAATGACCCTAATGACGATCCGTTATGGGCACGCCAGCACTTTAGTCGCATTCACACAAACTACGGACATGCAATTTATCCGTACATGCAGTACATTGTTGGGCACCTACCTGAAGTAATTGAGTTTATTGCCAAGATGCAAGACAAGATTGAACGGGCGGCGGAGATTAAATCTCAAGAACGCTATTGGTCGGCTATGGCTACGATTGCTATTGTCGGTGGGATTATTTCTAAAAAACTTGGTTTACATAATATTGACCACAAGCCAGTAATGAATTACATCATCAAGCATATTAAAGACTCTAGACAGCAGAACAAAATGTTAATGTTGGAAAGTAGCGATTTTTTAGGAAACTTCTTACAACGTAAGTACCATGAAACCTTGGTTATTAATGGCAGAAAAGACAACAAAACGGGCTTAGAGACCGGCCCAATTAGAGAGCCACGGGGTGCATTAACTGCACGGTACGAGCCTGATACAAAGCTTCTTTACGTGGTTGCTAAGGAATATCGGGCAGAGTGCAACAAGGGGCAATTAAATTTTGAAGAATCTCTATCGGGGTATAAAAGGAATGGGGCTTATTTAGGCACCAAACGCAAACGCATGACAGCTGGTACGGTAATGGATACAGACGTTAATGCCCCTGCACTTGTATTTGATTCTACAAAACTAGGTTTTTTCCGAGAAGAAAGATTTTTAAATGTTAAAGATACTGAATCTGACAGTGTTAATCCCTTGGAAGAAGATTGAGCCGGGACAATCTGTATTTGTTCCTTGTTTAGACCGTAAAGCCCACTGCAAAGCCCTTACACAGGAAGCCGCGCGGTTGGGTTATATAGTTGTGTGCAAGGGAGTTATAGAAAATGGAAGATATGGCTTGCGTTTATGGCGAGTTAAGTGATATAGTTGGGTCAATCTTCTCCTCGATCCCCTTGAGGAATTTAACCCCGCTTCGGCGGGGTCTCTTTTTAGTAACCAGCCATTTGGCGCAACTTGTGCACGTTGCTTAAATAAACTTTTTCCATTTCTCGAATACGTTTAATTTCTTCGCCTTTTTGTTCAGCGGTCATTCTAGATTCTGGTAACTCGTAAATTTGTTTTTCACGATCCCGTAGTTTAGTAAGTTGCCGATTAAGGTTATCTACTTGTTTATTAAGTTTAATTAAGTTTTTATTTTCTACCAAAAACTCTTTAGCTTCTTCTATACGACCTTGTTTTTTCATAGCATTAAACGTAGTTACAGCCTTATCAACTTCCCCACGTAGTTCATAAAAGTCGTTTTTGTCTGCCCCACCATATTCCCGTGCTACAAAAGCGCTAAGTCCGGGGGTACTAGCAATGGCATCTTGCCAGCTTTTTTCAGGTCTAGGTTGTTCTTTTGTACCATTTACTAAGGTATTGGTAAAGGCTAATCCTAGTCCACCGGTAGTACCCATGTAACCTTTAATTAAATGATCTAAATTAACTGGGGAAATAATTCCCGAACTACCAATAAATTTAGATAACTCAGATGTGCTATTTGTGTACTGTTCTTCAGTAACTTTATTAGCAATGCCTTGACCAACAATAGGGCGACCAGTAAAAAAGTCGTGGTTAGTAGCAACTTCTAAAATAGGTTTAATCATTTGTGGCGCAACAGTTGGGCTTAAGATAGCATTACTAATTGAATTACCCATAGCTCTACGAATTTTTTTACCGTCTGTAAATCCATTATCTGTCATGCCCAGATACGTATATTCAGCAATTAGTTTAGGTAACAAAGTTAAGTCACTACGCAATGGAAGCATTACGCTTGTGCCGGGAATCAATAAATGGCGATCACGAATGGTAGGGTCCATCTTTTGGTAATCTTCATCATCACTAGCAATAGCGGTATATAAGAAAGCTAAAGCACTAATTTTTAAAGCATTGCTAAGTAGTACCCGTTGGGCTTCTTTGCGTTGTACTGGAGATATACCCTTACCGGTTAAAGTCTTATAAATAACATTTTGTGCTTGTAAATATGCGCCAAAGAACGGTACTACTTGACGTAACATTTGGATATTAGCGCTTGCTCCTGAACGTTTAAAGTTAATAATCTCAAACGCTTTTTCAATAGCCGCCGCTTTATCCCCACCTGTTTCTTGCATGGTCATGTTGTAGATAGCCTGACGTACTGCATTATCAGAAGCCATTGCAAAGTTTTCTAAAGCACGTTTAAAACGACTGCCTGTATTTTCAGAACGCAAGCCAGCAAGAACTTCAGCAGTATCTCTTACAAACGTAGCGGAATAATCTCGTACTCCAACAGCACCAAACTTAGCTAGTTCTTCAGCCGTTGCACTCTTTCCACGTAGCGTTTTAACAAACTCTTTAGCTACTTCTACGGGTAATGCCCAAGGGTGTTTTAAACCTGAAGTAAGCATTGCACCAAAAGAATCTTGCGAAAGCTGGCTAATAGAAAACAAAGGCATAAGCACAATGTTCTTACGTAAAAAGTTAGCTACAGAAGCCGCCGCCCCAAAATGCGGAATAGCCGCAGACTCAATGCCTTGGAAAGCATGTACAAATAATGGGTCTTTAAACTCTACCTTACGGCGGTTACCATCTACCCATAAATCAATAGTGTTTTGTTCTTTTTTAGTTCTTTCGTCTTGACGCAGATCAGTTACTTCATCAGGGAAAAGTTTTTTAGCTGTTTCATATAAGCTAACTGCGGAACGATTTTTAACTGCACGGGATACAGTATAGCTAACCCAACGCTCCATGTTGTCAAATATGTCAGCAACTTCCTGCTCACTACCTTTAATCTTATAATTCTTAGCAAAGTCAATTAACCCACGACCATACTCTTTAGGACCAGCCCGTTGCGCAAGTTGCTCAATACGATAGAACGGCACGTAATCCATAATATCTAATAACTCTTTAGCTTGCTCTTTATTGTATAAGCCCCCTTCAACTGCCGCATCCATTGCGTTCTGCCGAACTTTATTCCAACTTTCTTGTAGTGCTTTTAATTCAGGTATTGCTGTAAAAAACTGTAGCCCAGCTTTAATTTGCTCAGGCGTCATGTGGCTATATATGTCCCGGTCAGCTTTAGACAAACCTTCTAAACGATTTGCTACAAAAGCTTGATTAGCATATTTATTAGCTTGTTCTAAAGTAATACCATACTTGTTAGCAATACCTGTTAACCCTTTTTGAATTAAATTAGACCAGCTATCGTTAACTTTTACAGCTTCCCATTTATGCAAATCTGGTTTATATTCAACTCGCCCTTGTTGTAGGAACTGCATTGCTACAGCCTCTGCATGCGTAGCTTGAGATGTACTAATTTCATACATCATATTTTTAATAGTGCCCCAAGAGTTTCCACCAGCTTCTAAACCTTTACGAATAGCATTGTTTAAAGCCGCATCCGATGAAAAAAACATAGTTTCTGCAGTATTAAATAAACGACTTATTCCAGTTTTAGCGGCATCCTTGCTACCTATGTTGTTTTTAATAGATTGGAATGGACCGGGAGAAGGTACGTTAGGTTTTGCTCCAGTAGCTTGATACAAAGTTTCTAAGTCTCTATTTACTTTAGCGACGGGATATGTTTCTTGCCCTGTAACTATACGTTCTTGAACCGCACGCCCCATAGCTAAAGACTGGTCAGCCGCCATCATTCCCCTAGCTAAAGCGCTAAGTTTTTGAGTAGGTGATAACCCTAATGCATTTAATACTGCACGAATAAAAGCAGTAAATAAACTTTGATGTTCTATACGATATGGAATTTGTGCAAGGTCTTCTTGGAAATCCCGGTTTGACATAAGTTCTGAAGCAAACTCTGTAAGGTTTTCCATACCATAGCGATCAGCTAATTCAGGATGTTTTTCCTTAACAAAATCATATAAAGCTTTAAGGTCTGCAATACCTTTATTTTTAGCGCCTTCTCTTTCAAACTTTTGAATTAAAGAATGTAAAAAACCATGCACTGTTTCATGTAGTACAGTATGCGAATCAACTTCACCTTCGTTAATTTGAACGGTATCGGTAAACGGATTATATTGCGCTGCCCCTTCTTTTATAGTACCAGCAGGAACAATTTCAATTTTAGGTAGACTACCTTTGTTTGCTAACAAACGATTTGAAACCAGTTTTTCTAAGATGTTAAAAGTATCAGACGTATCTTTTGCAATTGCATTTAATGCTGCATTTAAATTTCCGCTACGCACAGCCTCAACTAATACATCTGTTTTTGCACCAGTAGGAATTCTAGTAACTTCACGACGAGATAACGGACCTTCTTCTACTTGTTGTTGAATAGCACGTTGAAGTTCTTGCCGTTTATTATGTCTTTCTAAAGCCTTTGTACCTTGCCGAGTAATTTTTTCTATTTCTTTTATTTGCTTATCTACGTAAGCCTTTTGATCTTCTGATAGTCCACGATAGGCACGTTTAGCATCTTTAAGGTTGTCTCCTACATGCATGTCACCCGCAAGGTAGTCAAGTGCTTTAGCCCCTAAGTAGTTGGCTTTTTCTAAATAGTTACCAATAGCATTTTTATATTCATTAGTTTGGCGAGTATTTAAACTTACAGAAGGCTCTTGAATATCTGGGTTATACGCACCTTTAGGCGCTTGTCTCTGGGCAATTACTTGTGCCGCTTTTTCTTCTATCGTTAATGGCTGCGCTCCTAATGTACGTTGGACCCCTGTTTCTCCGCTAATAGGTTGTCCAATAGTATTGACAATAGGAACCACTCCTCGTCGTTGAGGCTGCTCAATTCCGGGGGCGCTGGTAGATCGCTTGCTAGGCACTCGAACGCTTGGCTCACTTGGTCCTCTGATAGGTTCAATAGGCTCTGCAACATTTTGTGTCTCCGGTGCTAATTGTCCAGCTAACTCAGTTTGTAGTTCCTGTTGATAAACGGCTTGTTCTTTTGTAGATGGTACACCAACTTCAGCTTTTTTCTTTTTAGCTCGTATTCTTGGTTCTTTAACTGGGGCAGGGGGTGGTTGAAATTCAGGGCGTGCTAAAAAATCTGTTACTGCATTAGTAATACGTGGGCTACGCCCTTGTTGTAAATAATCTTCTAAAACAGTTTTAACTTCAAGTGCTTGTGCTGGATCAGTTAAATCTTTACCTAAAATAGCTTGACGTATAGTCTTGTTAGTATGCCCAATATTCATACCTTTAATATCATCTTCGGTAATTTTTGTTTCTGGACGCACTATAGGTTGTGGAGCAAAAGCTTCTTTTAACCCTTGCTCAGATAATTGAGACGTAGCTATAGCACCAGCTTCACTTGGAAAAGCCGTAGTACCATCTGGGTACACAATCATGGTCGTTGTACCATAAGTACCCGGAGTTTTAACATTAGGGTCGTATGGAAGCCGTAAAGTTACTTGCTGTGGTTCATTTGTTTCTTTAGCTTTTGTAGCGGCTTCTTGATATGTATTAGTGTTGATAGCGCCCGCAGGACCACCAAATAACGCACCACCTAGTGCACCCAATCCAGCTGCGGCACCAATACCTTTAGTTAAACTTGTACCGGGAAGCGCTTCGGCAATACCCACATTAGATGCAAACTTACCACCACCTTCTTCTACACCTTCGCTGAAAGCTTCTCCCAATGCACCTTTAACAATACCACCCGTAGTTGGTAAACCTTTACCCACTAATGCACGTTCAATAGTAGTACCACCGGGTAAAAATGCAGCGCCAATACTTATACTGGCGGCTTCTAAAGCGGCAACTCTAGCCTTAGACAAAGCAATACCATTAGCTTGTTCGTCGCTCATACCTTGTTTTTTAAGCTGCGGGTAAATAGCTTCATAGGTATCTGAACCAATATCAGCACCTTGCATTACAGCACCCGTACCAACTGCACCCCGTATACCAGCTTTACCCAACGCTTGTTCAGTAGCAGAAGCCATTAAAGCTTTAGTAGCGCCACGAGCTAATAAACCGCCACCCCAAGAACCTGCTAAGTTTGGTAATTGTTCTGTAAAGAAAGAAGTTAACAAGGCAGGATCAGATACAGTTCCTTTAAACGCCGCCCATGCTTCTGGTAAAATACCTTCTGCTTGCGATATTTTTTGTGCTCGTACTGCTTCTTTACCTATTAATGTTGGAGACTTAGCTGCTTCTCCAAACTGTTCTAGTTGTTTACCTAATCCTTGCCAACCAGTATTAACTTCACTAGGTTCTACAATACCTGCTAATTGCCCTACTTGTCCGGGTAACTGCGCTAATGACCCAACGCCTTTAATAAGACTAGCACCAATATCAGTAGCCGCCTCACCCCAACCACGTTTTGTTTTAGCGGCAATATCTGGATGTTGTGGAAGAATATCTTTTTTAACGGCAGCATCAATTTGATCGCCAGACATACCTTCAGGAAAGTCAATTAGACCTACGCCTTCAACATTAACTAATGGCATAACTACCTTTATTTAATAGGTTTGTAACCGCTTTGTGGAGTCCAAGTACCAACAGCACTAGGAGCTGCGGGACCGTCACCATCTAAACCAGCCATTGATTGTGCTTGCGTCCATAATTCTTCAGTAGATTTACCATAATTTGGGCTTGACATGTCAGTAGCGCTTTTTTGCAATGTTGTAAATATACCCTTTGCATTGTTCATTTGTGCAATAGTTAAACGAGTTCCAGCACCAGCCCCCGCACTAGCAGCACGTGTTGCCGCAGCTTTAGCCAAGGCATCATAGTAAGGGCCTTGATGTTTAGCTAGTTCTTCTTCAATGCCAAGTTTTTTAAGTTGTTGGTCAAGCTCACGAGTTTTAAGTCCAAGTGATTGCGCCAATTCAGCTTTTTTCATACCAAGGCTAAGAGCTTCTTTAATATATTCAGCCTGGCCTTTACGTTGTGCAGCTACATCAGTGGCGTATCCTTTAATAGCTGGAACAACACCTTGCCCAACATTAACCCCAAAGTAAGGAGAACTACCACCTAATACACCAAAGCCAGCTTCCATAATACGTAACCATTTATCTCTTTGCGCATCTTCTGCAGCTGAAGCTTTACTTTCTGCTAGAATTTTTTGAGCTGCATCAAATTGAGTATTTAACTCGTTTTGTGGTTGAGCTTGTGGTTGAGCTTGTGGTTGAGCTTGTGGTTGAGCTTCTGGAGTAGGACCTGTTGCATATGTAGGACTCGCTGGTTTACTAACTACAGGAGCAGGAGTTACCGCAGGAGCTGGAACAGGCGTAGGAATAGCGGGTTGTGCGGAAGTGCTAGGACCTTTAAACGTAGCAATATCATATGCTCCTGGAACATCACTTAAATAATTTAATCCTCGTCCTATAAGTCCCTTACCAAAAGTTGAAACCGTGCCAGAAATTGGACCCAATGCGTTTAATGTATTAGATACATTACGTTTTACGCCTTCCCAAGAACTTGGACTTTTATAATAATCTAAAATACTATCTAACATATTACGATCAACAGGTTTATTATCTTTTCCAAAATTATTAATATAGTCCATATCAATAAGACTATTACCTTGAGAACCGTCGGAATTTTTTCCACTAAAAGCAACAATGCCTCCACCAGCAAAGCTTTCTTCGTTCATTCCACTAGGTAGCGAAGCAACTCCACCCTGCGCAGTTGGTAATGCATTTATACCCATAGGTGGTTGCATTTGAGCTTCTAATTGAGCTTCTAACTTTTTTAGTGTAGCAACTTTTTCTTTTAATAATGGAATACCTTCATACGGTTTTAATTTATCCGTTTGTATTTGCTCTTGAATTTGAGGTATTTCATTTTTTAATTGTGCAATCTGTTGTTGTATAGCTTTAGGATCTAAAGTAGCAGCTTGACTTGCCTCTTGCATAATTTGTTGTGCTACAGGTAACTGTGCTTGTCCTTGTTGCGGAGCAAGTTTTGGTTGGCTTTGAGCCGCATCTGTAGCCATAGTTGGGGTTAGTATTCCGTTTTGCACAGATTGAGTTTGTTGGGCTGGGCTTTCTTTTTGTGCTGCAGCCATTTTGCTAAAGTAATCGCCGACCATAATTAACCTTTCAATGCTTGTTCTAAAGCAAGACTAACAAGTCCGCCTTTAGCATAACTTCTAATAATTCCGCCTTTAGATTCTTCAACGTTTGGCGCTTGATAACCCGAATCTACGTTAGCTTGACCATCATATGCAGGTCCAGTAGGTGCGCTACTATTATTATCTGCTCCACTATTATTATTGCTACTTCCCGGGAACATTGATCTAATACTACTTATAGCGCTATTTGCACCACCACCAAATAATGCCCCAATTCCTCCAATAGCAGCCGTACCTAAACCACCATATTGAGAAGCCAAATTAGGTGCAGACTGATAGCCTTGTGTAGTTTGAGCGCCAACTGGAAGACCTTGCAACATACTTTGTTGGGTTTGTAATAGTTGTTGTGGCATTAAGTACTGTTGTGTACCAAGTTGATTCTGCAATCCAGTAATACCCATTTGTTGGTTGTACTGGTTTTGACCTAATTGACCAAGAGTGCTGGCGCCCTGTAATCCCATACCATAAGCATTCTGTGCGCCTTGTACACCTTGTAATCCAGTCTGTAAACCTTGAAGTCCTAGGGTAGATCCAAACTGTTGTGCTTGTTGAGCTGCATTAAACGCATTTTGATAACCTTGACCAATGGCTTGTTGGCGAGCTAAATCATAGTTTTGAGCATTTAAACCCTGAGCCAACGTAGCACGATTGCCACCAAAAGCACCTTGACCCGTTGCCTGAGCATTAATTCCTTGTCCTGCTATAGCCTGTTGTTGGTTAAGCATTTGAAGCTGAGGAGCTAAGGCTTGTTGGACATAAGGACTCATGTAGGCTTGAATAGAGCTTGGGTCTGTAGCCATATTTGCGTAGTTTTGACCCGCTTGACTAGCCTGTTGCCCGTATCCTAATGCGGTGCCAGCAGTACCCATTGCGCCTTGAGCGGCACCTGTAGCCATACCTGTAGCTTCACCCAACTGCGGAGCAACTTGCATACCTGCCGCACTTTGGTATGACTGTTGTTGAAGAGCAGTGGGGTCAGCCGACAAGCCTTGCGCTTTAGTTAATAAATTATTTACGTATGGTTGCGCCCAAGTATTAATACTACCTGTAGTAGTTTGCTGTGAGGTCGGGCTACTAGGTAGCGGTTGGGGAGCAAAGATATTTGCCATAATTTAATTCCTTGGTAAAAATTTACTTGCGTTAATTTGTTTGCCCTGTTTGGGGTTGCCTGTCCTAGCTTTGCGAATCTCATCCATCATTTTGTATAAATGCTTGGCTCCAGCATCAGTAGAGCCATTACCTAAATGACTTACTACATCGGCTGGTATTACAAATTCTCCATCGGCAAGTCTGGCGGGTTGTTTACTACCTATTGTAGCTGGAATATTATCACTCATACCATCGCCGGGACCTTTTAATAACTGCCCACCATCGGAATAAGAACCTAAGCTAGCTATTCCACTACCATTCATTAAGCCACCTTGGGCAGCCGTTAAAGTACTACCTAAATTATAAATTCCTCTAGCAGCGCCAATATCTGCGCCTATATTAGCTCCACCACTGTTTACTGCTCCAAGTACATTTTTACCTAAACCATAAAGTTGATAAGCTTGTTTAAGGTTATTAAGATTTAAGCCAGCGTCTGCAACAGTACTTCCAGCACCAGCAGCTTCCGCACCAGCAGCACCAGCTTCAGCAGCCCCCGCACCAATACCAGCAGCAGGAGCAAGTGCACCAGCAGCGCCAGCGGTTAAAGCAGCTATGCCTACGTTTTGAAGAATAGGCTGTAAATCTTTTTGAAAGCTAAATCCAGATCCGCCAGTTTCAGCTAAAGTAGCTATACGTTGCACATTTTTATTGCGGGCTTGCCCAAAGTTAGTATTAACAATAGAGTTAATTTGGTCTGAGGAAAGACCAGCTTTTTGTGCTTCAGGAATCATGCCTTGAATTTCTTGTTGGGTTGGGGCGTTTCTATCACCAGTATTTTGTCCAACCTGCCAACCCATTGAATGGGCTTTAAATCCTAGTTGATTTCTATAATAAGCTGCTGGGTCTATGTTTTTAATACTTTGAAGCTGGTTATATTCATTATCGTAATTATCGTTTGTCTGATATTTTCCAATAATAGAACTGCCTAATTTATCAGCAACTTGACTATAAAATTGTTTTGGATCTTTAGTTTTTAGGTCAAATAAAGACTGCGCTTCTGTAGGGTCACTTGCAACAGACTGTATATATGGGTCATTACGAGCTTCTACGGTAGCTACAATTTTTCCACTTGTATCTACTAGGTTTCCCTTGTCGTCATTAGTATAAGCGGGCGCTTGTTGTTGAACGTCACCACCATCGTCATACCGCAATGCAGCAATTCCGCCCCTATCAAAATGAGCCATAGGTTCTCCTGTTACAGGGTTAGTTCTAGCTTCATATTCAGATTGCATAGCAAC